GTTCGCTGTAGTCGTATCGTGCAAAAGCAGACCGTTGCGGTAGACCACAATGTCTTCAGTGGACGGGTCAAACGAATAGCCAATAACGCTGTTGGCCGCACCGATTGTACCCGTTGCCGTTGCGCCTGATCCGCTACCGCCAGTGATGGTGACGGTTGGGGCTGCTGTGTATCCAGAGCCAGCGTTAGTGATTGTAATTGCTGTGACTGCGTCGGCTGTCAGTGTGGCGGTGGCGGTTGCTGTTGTGCCTGTAGTTTCTTGCGGGTCAGAGATTGTGACCGTGGGCACAGTCGCGTAGTTCGCACCGCCTGCTGTAACGGTAAGCGCGGAGATTGGCCCACCGATCAATACGTCAGCGCGTCCAAAGAAGAACGGGCCTTCGACGTTGCCGACTGATGCGCCTGCCGTACCACGAAACGTCGAGACGTCTGCGATTGTGACCCAGCCAGTTTCCGCGCCAGAGTATTGGCCGATGCGATATTGGATGCCTGCGGTGGCGTCGAGACGCATTTGGATAGGCCCGTCGAACACGCCCTCTTCGTTAAAGATGGTCGCCATCAACTCTGATATAGTTTTGTCGCCAAGTTCTGCCGTGTTAAGATAACGGATTACGTTTTCAAAATCAGTGTGGATGTTGCCACTGTTGACGTAGTTTTGCGGGTGTTGCTGTCTAAGTCGTGCCATTGTCTAACTCCTAACGGTCACGGCGAAGCCGATGATTTTCAACAGCCCCTTGCCTTTTGTGGTGAAACGAAACTGAACGCCTCGGTATCTATGCTCAAACTTGCGTTCGTATTGTCGGTTGAGCGGCACGTCTGGGAATTTGTTCTCTGCGCCGTCGCCCTCAATGAGAAACTGCATGGCTGAAAGGTATCGGCCACGCTCGTCGAACGCCTCGATTTGTAACTCACCTTTGCCTGTGGCTTGAAGAATGAAGCTGTAGCTTTCCTTCGTGTCGTTAATCGCGCCCTGCCAAAGTATTGGTGTGTCGACTACCATTTCTGGGCTGTCGGTAACTAAGTCCTCAACACTACTTCTATCCCAAATTCCTCCGGGCGTTCCCATCAGTGTAGTGCCGCCAAGCTGCCTGCCGCATGATGCGTTAAGAAACTCGCCCGTCGACCATTTGCTTTCGCCGCCTTTCATTGGGTTTAGCGATAGCGTTAGTCGCTTGGTTATCTGATCCGAGAACGGAAAAAATATGTGGTACTGGCCTTCGTCCTGATCGTAGAAAGCATTGATGCTTTCAAAGTCGTCCACATGGCTCAGCAGCTCCCGATACGTCAGGTCAATCTTGTTACTCATTGGAACAGTGTAAAGAGTAACGCCGTTTGTTTCTGAACGCCGCAATGAGTGTACGCCGTCGCGTGCGCAGAACATTAAGTCTGCGCCAGCCATCTTAATTGTGTTGTGGCTGATGCAACCGACGTTGACGTTAGCTTTGTCGTTGATCTGCCACTGGGTGTAGTCTGGGTGTATTTCGTACACTAACGTCTTGTCGTTGGTAAACACAGCAAGGCGTGAGTTTTCAAAAACGCCAAGTCCTGTAATCTCGTCAGCCGTGCCGATGATGTTGCCGACGTCAATGTCTGCGGCTTTTAAGACAGAAGGTGAGTTAGCGTCTTCGTCAGTTGTAAATATTTCGCCCTCGTCTACTCGGCTAAAGTCTATGACGGTACGCTTTCCGGGCATACCCGCGATAGCAAGACGCCGCTGTATCGAAACAATAAAGGCAGGGCGTGGGTCGCTGTTCGCAGTAATGTCTGCCCACTTAAACCCGTTATACTTATACATCCCATAATCACGGCTTGCGAATACGACTTGGTCGTTAAAGATTGTCGAGGTGACAACCGCCGCCTTGGGGTAAACCTCTGGCTTAATGTGCTGGCGTTCTGATTTTAAGGTTGTGCCACCGCCATCGACTTGCGCCCAGACAGCCAAGTCGCGGCCAAAGAAATTGACGTGCTTGATGTACTTGTTTGTTTCCGTGCGACTAATGGCTCCGGGGTCGCGCACCATTGTACCGCGCCAGTCGGCATAGCCGTCTTGGATGCGAAACATGTGCTGCTTCTTACCTGTGTCGAGAGCGCCAACGTCACGACTTGCGTCAATGCCTTGGAAGTCCTCGTAGGGGTAGACCTTAACTTTTACCCCGCTGGGAGCGTATGTCGTGGACAATAGTTATCTCCCAGTGTTGTAAGATTGCGTGCCTGTCGGCCTTTGGGATACGTCCCACGGGCTGACTTCGATTGGGCCACTGCCATACTTGCGGTGGTACAAAACGCGGTTCATCATTTTAAAATACATCGGGCCGTAGGCTTCGATCTTGTTCGACTGCTGTTGAACTGCGTAGTGATACAGCAGACCCGAAACCATAATGTTGTCAGGGATTGGCATGACTTCAGATGGGTGCGTGTAGTAGTTTATCTCTGGGTTGTCCCAGTAAGGATGACCACGCAAGTCTTCTATGACGAGGTTCGCAAACTCTATGAACATCATCATTACTTCGCCGTCGACAGTGCCGGGGTGCATGTCGCCGTAGCGACGTAGCGACTGCATGACCAAGGCTTCAAGGTTGGAGTATGGCGAGTTGAGGTGCGGGTTGTTGCCAGAAAAACGGTTACGCTTCTCACGGGCTTGGTCGCCTTCGCGCCAAGCTGTGTCGGCGGTCTTAATTAGGGTGGCGTCTATGTCACGACGCAAGTCTACCGCACCGACGACTGACTTGCCGTTTTCGTCGTCGTGACGAGGCTCGTCGTTCGCAGGCAGCTTGCCTGTTATAGTCGCGCTATCGTAGGTGCGGTATGCCATTAGTCTTCCTCCGCTCGCGTAATGCGGCCCTGCACCACAAACTCGTGCATTGCAAAACGCTCAACCAAGTGGTCGGGTACAGCCCAAGTTAGGTATTCTTGCTCATTGCAGAACCTTGGACGTATTTCTTCACCGACTACGGTAATCGGAAACGCTGTTATTTCTGGGTTGCTTGAAACGAATAAAGCCTTAGACGGCAGCGCACGTACTGGTGCTGCGGCGACTTTAGCCCTTTTAGATTTGGCCTTTACTTTAGCGGCTTGTATTTTATCAGACATGTTGTCTCCAAAAGAATGGGGCTGCAATTTCTCACAGCCCCATCCTACAAAGTTTTTAAGATTGGTTCGTCCTCACTTAGGAGACGGCGCTCCAACCCTTGATGCGGTGGTGTACTTTGGACTGCAACATTTCCAAGCCACATTCGGTTTGGTACATGTGCTTCACACCATCGAAGTCTGGCGCTTGGATGTCACGGATCAACTGAGTGTCACGACCCTGCATGTAGCGATACTTCAGCTCGCTCATGTCGAGAATAATCATCTCTTGATCCAGACCCGGTATCTGACGGAACATCGGGTGCATGTAGACCAGCAAGTCGCCAGCGTAGGTGGTGTAACGCGAAAGCGATACGCCGTAGGCGTTGTCGATCTGGGTTGGTTGCCAGCGGTTCTTGCCGATTTCCATAAGGTTGGAAATCACGCGAGCGCCACAGAACGCGACCTTCTCATTGCCACCGTAAGCAAAGATGTTTTCGATCAGAAGGCGATCAAATTCTTTCTCTGTGATTACGTTGGACGAAGCACCGTAGCTTGCGCCATCGGTTACACCAGTGATGCTGTTACGCAGACCACCTGTGAAACGAAGGGGCGATGCAGTCGAGCCGTTGACCTCGGCACGCTTCCCGAAGAACATGGCCCGTTCGATGTCGGACATGTGCATCTTGAGTGCTTTGGTTAGCTGCTCTTGCTCTTTGTCGCCAGTACGCAGATAGGTGTTCTGCAATGTACCTGTGACCTGTACGCTCGACTTAAAGATTTGTGTGAAGTTAAAATCCATAGTCGGGTCGAACGAGATTGCAGTCGGGGCTGACCCGCCTTCAGTATCCGCAAACCCACCGATAATAATATCCGCATTATCAGCAATTTGGTGTGTAGTTCCACCGATGTTACGCTCAACCGCGATTGAGTTTGAACCATTCACTGCGGCAGTCGCACGCATAACTTCGCCAGTAGCGACGTTAATCAAGATGGTTCCCGGTACGACAAAGTTTTTGTCTACGTTGGAAGCATCAATAGTGAAAGCGGCAGTCGAAGTCGATGCAACCGCACCGTTGACTGTCAGCTTGCGATCTGGAAGCTCGTCTCTGTAGTGGTTGTACTTCGGGTCATCCGTGCTTTCGGAACCCGTCATAGACAGCAATGCTTGTAGGGGTGCGCTGCCATTTGGTTCTAAGAGCGTAAATAATTCACGATAGTTGGTGGGGCGAAAGTCAGTCGTAAACTGGCCAGTCCCGCGAAGTCCTTGAATAGCAGTCATAGCTATTGCTCCTGTGTTAAGAGGTGTGTGGGGTGGGGCAGTAACAGTCTCGCGGCTTCAGCGACTAAGACTTGTCGTACCTATGTCTGTCAGACGTTCGGGCCGTGGCGCGAACTTTGTCTGTCTTGTGCATTAAAGCAAAAAAAAGGGGGGCTGTCGTCCCCCCCCTCTATTTTTTTATGGCGTGTACGTCATGCCGTGTCTTTATGGTGTGCGCGTCATATTACGCTAGACCGCAATTTTGCATTTTTTACGCTAGACCGCGCTTTTGCATGGCTTGTGCGGTTAAGGCATCCATAAATCCTTGGTCTGCGCTTGGGGCAGACGCAGCCGCACTGCCGCCAGACGGCATAGGATTGACCGAGCCAGTAAAGGCTTGGCGTCGTTCGTTCATGGCGCGGAGCCGTTCCATCTCAGGCGCGTTACGGTTCGCCGCAAAGTCTTGCCCGATCTTGTATGTCAGCTCTGGGTCAATGAAGTCGTCTTCGTTGTACCCACGGCCATAAGCGAAGTTAAAAAAGTCATCTTGCGCTTCGTCTGGCAGATTAAGGGCTTGCTGCATTTGATTTAAGTTGTTTGCAGCTTTCATCTTGTATGCACTATTTGACTGCTGACCAGCCTCGTCTAACGCTGACTTCGCCTCTTGATTGATGCCGTTCGCTCTGGACATCATGTCTTGCATCATGCCCTTCATCTGTCCGTTTTCTTCTTGGAGCTGCTGAATGAGCTGCATACCTTGGCGGTACATGGGCGGCAGCTCGACTGAGTTGTCGCGCTCCCATTGCGCGATCTCGTCGTCGACTTCCAAAGCCGCGCTGTTCCCATCAGGTCGATCAGGAGTTACGTCGCGCTGGTCGCCCAAAGTGGGGTTCTTAGTGTACGCTTCCATTGAGGCCTGAAGGAACTGGGCCATGTCGTCGCCAGATACATTGTGTCCAGCAGCTTTGGCGTTGGCCATCACGCTTTCAATCATATTGATAGCAGGCTGGATTGGCTTAATGCGCGTGGCGTTGTCATGGTTCAACGTCTTATAGCGATTACTCATGCCAGCAATCTGTGAAGCTGAGAACGTCTGCTTTCGCCCGTCGCCCATATCGACGTTGATAAAGCTCTCTTCGTGTAGATTGTCGCCTTCAGTCTGAGGGCCAGCAATCTCTTGCACCTTTTCCATATCAGTGGGCGGGGTGTCGACGGGGGGTGCTGGCTGCGGTGGGCCTGCTGGTACGGGGGCTGGTTGTCCATCGGGTGCTGGCGCTGGGCCTAGTTGCTGCGCTGCCATTTGCGCAATCATTGCGTCGTCTTGTTCTGCCATTGTCTTTCCTTTCCAGCCGTAGCGGGATGTGTTTAGAGGGCCGTGGCGCTCTCTTTAAGCTCGCCCCTGTTGGCGGCGTCCATCAAGATATTGTTGTTCAAGACTTGGCTGACTACAGAAGGGAGGTCGACAAACTTCCTCGCGGCCCACATGGAACCGCGACGAAAATGCACGTCTTCTATGGTCATGGCTGGGCCATCGCATAGTTGATATGCTGCTTGGAGAATGGATTTCTCCATCTCGTCTTTAATTACTTGCCAGCCCTTCGACTTGAGCATGGCGTCTACTGCGACTTGTTTTTGTTTGGGGGTCATTTACCTAATGTCACATATGCGCCGACAGACAGTACGCCGAGGATGCCAAGTATGCACCAGCGTACTAATGTCTTGAGGGCGGTTGATTTGATGTCGCGCCAGCCGTCGATAAGCTGGCGCAGTTCTCTTACGTCGTGAGGGGCGTTGTCGTCGGACAAGCCTATGCGTGTGAGAGCTTCACGCGCACCTTGCTGGGCCGCTTGTTGCAGCATGGCTTCGATCTCTGGTTTAGACAATCTGTACGTCGTGACCTCGGCCATGCTATTTCCTTTAGGCGGCTTCGTATGCTGCCTTGTCAGTGGCGATTGCAGACGCGCTTTGCCTTCGTTCACGCCGAGCGCGGCCTTGTTCGTTGCGTCACCCATGATTTTAGGCGAGCGTTCAGCGATTTGCTGCAAGACGTACTTGTTCGTGACGACAGCCTCGCCTGAGACTGAGGCTTTGAACCCATCAGCGTAGCTGTCGAGGACGCTGTAGTAGACCACGCCGTCCCATTGGAGAAGTGAGCGAACCTTACCCGCTTCCCACGTTGGGTTGCCCCAAGGCTCG